GCCGATCCTCATCGCCGTGCTCAACGGTATCAGAGTGTAAGGATTTATCTTCGGTGAGTCCGTATATATTCCTATGCCACTACTGTGACACATCTTCTTATACTCCAGTAAGCGCTCTTGGACAATCGCTGGCCATCTCTCCTGTTCTTCGCGCTTAAACACAACATACGACCTATGTATCCCTTCTTCTATATTATTTTCCGTGTATATAATAGGTTCCCATACATTTGTGGAATAGTGTAAAAGGAAGGCTACGTCGCATTTATTCAACATTTGGTCTGTGACGCCATATGGAGGACAGCGGAGTTGCACATCGCCCTTCTGCCCAATCTCCAGTATAATAAAGAGTATGCCGTTTTGAGACATGAGGGTTGGAAGGGAGAGGAGTTGCGCAAACTGACGATATTCTTTGACTTGTATTGTATTTTCCATGAACTGGCCGAACTTCTGATAGGATTTCCAGACGCGTGTGAGAGCCTCTCTGTGGGTGCCAACACCTGATTCTAGTGCCAGCACTTTATTGGAGAATTTGCGTATCTCCATTTCTGGAGGATCCACCACAGAAGGATTAAAGAAGTCAAAGATGAAATTGCCATAATTCAGAGAAATAAAGAGGGGCGGTTGAACAATGGTGCGTATCTGTGTTTTCATTTCATCCGCCGAATTTTTACCAAATGCTGGGGCAATCGCCGCCAAAAAGGAATTTGCCTGAAAGCGTTTGCGATTTTCAACGGCAATTCTGAGGAATCCTGATGCACTTGCCTTCTCCTTGCCCTTGTCACCGCGCGATACCAGTTTCCATATAGTATGGTCATTCACAACAAGATCGCGAGAATCTTGGGCGAAAAAGGTATCCACCTGTTTGGAAAGAATGCCGACCTGAGGTCCTCCCTTTGGAACAATTTCTAGAGGCACCTTTTCCGCGCCTACAATATACCATGATTTACTGTTTTCCAGTTTCTTCTTGTAATCTGCAAATACTTCTTCTGCCCCTGCATCTTCTTCCTCCTCTTCTTCCTCTCCACCTTTGAAGGCAGGGTGTGATCCCGTTTTGAGTTGTTTGGAATCTTTTAGGAAACAGCATGGAAGATACAAGCCAGCAGGGTGATTCGTCTTCTTCAAGAAACTCACGAATAAATGCGCCTTGTTTTCCGCCGATTTCATTTTCGGTGCTCTCTCAAGCACAGATTCTCCTTCCACCAGGCTCACGCGATTCTTAACGGGACCTTCATGGCAAAATGGACAGGTGTATTTATCTTTGCCATTACCCTTTCGGTCTCTTGTAGAATCATAGTCCTTCTTCAAGACAACAACGGAATCCTTTCTGCACCACAGTTGAGAACACATATAGACATTCGCCTGGCCCTTTGACATATTACTGCCATATTTGAGAGTCGTGATTACTTCTATTCCAGGAATGGAGGGAGGCTCCACATATTTTTTGCCCTTTTCAAGAGGATAATCAATCCAGAATACACTGACCTTCTGTTTTTCTTCTGGCGAAAGAGCTTCATATGCCTCCTTTGTAGTATACGTATTTTCTTCATACATGTCGCGCATTCTCAGATACTCTCCCTCATTCATCACTGCCGGCTGTTTCATTGCATTTGCGGCGCACATACTGGAATACTTGGTGGCATCCGTGTCTCCCTCGGAATACTGGAAGAGCTTTTTGTCATAGTAATCTAGGCGTTGGGAGAAATATGTCTTTGCCTTTGCCTTCTTCAAATCGAGGGCCACTTGTTCAGGAGGATCTTCTTCCTCGACAGAAGCAAGTTTTTCCAAGGATTCTACGGGCTCTGCCGCTGCTTCTGCTGGCGCAGCTGCTTCTGCAGGCGCATCCGCTTCTAATTCAAACTCCCCCAAGGTATCTTCAAAATCAGCCAGCTCCTCATGCTTTGACGCAGATTCTTCTTCAGCCACTTGCTCTTCTTCTCTTTCTTCCTCTTGGGCCGTTGCATAACAGTGCTCTATTTCTCCAAATTCTCCAGGGCCCAAGCTAATCAATAGTGCCAACATAGAATAAATACGGCGCAGAGTCATAAGCGAATTTACACGATATATGTGAAAGGTGTAAAAGGGATGTTTGCCGAATATGGCCACATCTATGCCAGGATTTTTTGTCTCCTTATAATCTGTCACCGTAGGATCCACGACCTCATATTGTTTCATATCATCCAGGAAGGATTTCACGCGTGCCTGTGCTGTTTGCAAGGGCACGTCGAACTCCTCCATGTAGAACTTCACCAAATCGGCCAGACTCGTCTTTCCACTCAGTTTCTGCAGATCTATGACACGATGAAGAAACTGATAATCCTTGCTCGGCGTCTGGAAATTATCCACGGCCTTGTAGCGAATAAAGGCAATCGGATTCTGGAATCGTAGAGGACTAGAAGTGATTTGGAACAGAGGGCGGTAAAAGGGAAGAACACGCTGAATAGACTTCTTTGTTATGGGGTTCGTATCCTCCTTGTCCAACCAGAGAGAGAGAATGATATAGGCATCTTCCAATTGTATATTACTCGCTGTGTATAGGTTTTTTGGTATTCCGTCAGACTTGGCAGGTTCTAGTGCAGGGATTGTGGCAGATAACTTCTCAAGAACATTACCCAGATCATATAAATCTGCAGCCTCCGTTAATGATTTGGAGTTTGCGTCAGGTTGCACGATAAATTTCGCAGAACCGTCTTCATGGATATACATCGTGGCGAAAAGCGGGTTGGAGCTTCCACTCTGTGGACGAACAAGCACCTTCAACATTATTAAGCTTTCTTCGGGTGTTATTGTTTTATACTGAGACCACTGTAAAAGGAGGTCAGGGAATTCAAAGATGGGAGCATCTTCAGGACCTTCCACAAACAATTTACTCAGAGGAGTGGCTGCACGCGGATAAAAACGCATGTATGGGATTTCTTTTGATACAGGTGTCTCATAAAACATAGTTTCTATCTGGAAAGGTTTATACATGGGCGTGTTTATAGGAGCGGGCCACACAAATCGCATATTTCTCACGCTTGACAAGTTCATATCATCGGCGCGCGAAGACTCTCCTGGCTTTCTTAGCGGAGTTTCCTGCAAATGCGAATCAATCAGCTCCAGGGTCTGCTGTTTGCATGTATGGCGTTTTGCCAGATTCTTCTTATAGGATTCTGCTGCGGGCGTCAATGACCCATCTTCATTCTCTTTTAGACGCTCAGGAAAATAGGCCTTGAATACACCTTCCCATATAGTTCTGCTCAAGGGTTTTGCCCCTGTATAATGGCGATAGAGGTCGCTATATAAATAGAGCTCCAGATCATAATGTGTTTTTTTGGAGTAAAATATCGTGGATTCCAGTGTCTTGTTCATGAAAGAGAGTATAGGGATCATTGTAGAATCTCCAGCGGTATCCACAAATGCTGAATCAGCCCTAGCAGATTCTATAAGGCGATATGGATTGTAGAGCGGAATATTTTTACCAATATAATATTGCATATGAATAAGATACCGCGGTTTTTTGTCTTGTGTATATCGTTTCAAGAGACACTGATTTTCAGGGTGAAACTCGTCATTCATCCCGCTTTCCATATAAATACGCGCACACAGATCAGCTACGGTTTGAAATGGATAGAGATTATCTATTTCAAACACTTCTGTGGGCGAAGTATTCTTTGCATCTCTAAATACTTGAATCGTGAGTGTCATGCTTTTATAAGCATCCTTCAGAGTGCTACATAATTTCGGTTGTAATATATCCTTTACAAACGAATTGTATTTTCCTTCCACCGCCATCTACCGCTATATATTAAAATCATCCTAACGAAAAATCGGTGCCGTCTTTCTTCGGGTCATAAGCAGGGGCGTCGGTAATGTGCATACCACAATAAGAGACGGGTTGAGATTTGAAGTCCTGATACTTATATATTCCATTGGCCTCGGCCTGTTTTAGAAGCCAGCCGAAATTGTTCCAGAACTCGGGGTCATGACCTAGACTTGGAGTCACTACATGTGCCATTTCATGAAGAGCAACAAAGACCATAACATTCTCTTCCATGAGTGCTTCATTCTGTCCTTGGCGCTGTCGGAGACACAGATGAATCTTTTCACCCTTGTTAACACTATAACTCGTATGCTCTGCGTCGGGCGTTGATTCAATGAATCTCTCAGGACTCGGCTGGAAATTAGCAATCCACTGTTTCACTTGTGGTTTATTCGGGAACTTCTCGCTCACGATAACATATAATTTCTCCATCTTCCTTCTTACATTTGCAAGTAAGTCGCAGGCCTTTTGTTTGTCGGGCATGTCACGGACTTTGTATATTCTGCCGTCCACTGTGCTTTTCACATCAACAAGAGGAAATTCTGAGTTACCAGATACTCGGGCCTGTATTGTCTGGAGGGCACTGGAAAGCATAGAAGAAAGATCTGCCATCTAATTGAGTTATGACACTTATATCTGTAGGCCCAGGGAGAGACTCTAGATATTGTGTTAAAGGGATTTCATTGTATTTAATTGATCTCCAGGTCACGGTGGCTCGTGTCGGGCTGTATCGTGCTGTTGTAGAAGACGGACACGGGCACCTGGGGATTCGGGGGCTCGGAGCGGAGCTGGAGGTTCGCATTTCTCAGGCTCTGGCCCACCGTGTTCACGCCAATGAGAGCGCCGGCCGATAGAAAGTTCTTGCCCTTCAGGCTACCCTGGCCCATCGGGTTCTGCTGCGCCCATGTGGAATTGGGGTCCTTGGGAAGGAGCTCGGCGGGCGTCAGCTGGTCGCGAGGGTAGCATCCAGCCGGGCCCTGCGCGCTGTCAAACTCGGAGGGGCCGGTGACATCGTCGATATTGGCAAAACCCTGTTTTAGAGTGCCAGCTGCATCTGCAACCCTGGTAAGCGCTGCCGTGAGATCCTGGATGTTTCCTCCAGCAACATCAGCAAATGATGCAACATTCGTATTCCCATTATTTGCATTTACCTGATCATTGCCAGAGGCATCTTGGGTGCTCTGCTGAGAAGTATTAGAGTCCTCCTCCATTGTGCCAGTAAAACCACTTCTTGTTGAGAACAGCGACGCAAATAAGTTGGGCTTGAGGAGATATACAGCAACTAACAAAATAGCCACTACGATTGCAACGGTCCAAAATGATACATGGGGGAGTGCCATTTGCGTTTCTGAAATAGAGGTAGGCAATAATTTCTTGGAAAGATATTCTACAAATCTTCCATATCCTCTTCATCATCCTCCCAGTCGGTGTCCTCCCCCCCACGCTGGCGAATATATTCTTGGGTTAGCATCTCAGCCCGGAAAAGAGCTTTTGCAGCCTTCTCTCTTGCTTTCAAAACATCAGATTTCTGAAGGCGGGTCACCTTTGCCGGAAGTTCTTCCTCCTGGAATTCAATCACAACCTTCTCGGACTTTTTCATTTCACCCGTAGCCATTACAAAGACGAACTCATCCTTAGAAATAAGGAGTTTATCTGCAATAAACTCAGCCGTGCCTTCAAACTCGGAGGGAACGTCGCCGGTAGGTATAGTCAGACGAATTCTCGGCTTCAACCATTCGTGAGTAAGAGGTTTCGTAAACCAACCAGCCGTTCCTTGAATAATTGGCTGTATCAATGAGTCAATTACATCGCCGGTATTATATAAATCCTTAGATACCCCATCTTCATAGGATGTTTTTAGCCGGAAACCATCTGTAAGCTCGCAAGTATACAACCGGGTAGATGCATTGTAGGAAGGCTTCTGTATTTTCATTTCCTTGTGCGTGGGTTTTTTAATATAAATTTATACACAGCAACCTAGAAATGACGCAAATGGCGAAATTGATAGAATCTTTCGTGGATAAAACCATTCAAACTCTCAAAGATGATACGATCAAAAAGAAGATTCAAATACTTATTCTAGAGCCTTTTATTCAATATATAATTGAACTTATATTCCCATATATCATAATGATGTGTGTAATATTCGGGCTTTTAGTTGCTTTACTCGTAAGTATCTTGGGAATACTCTTATTTAGACCGGCTGCGAGCGCGTAGCTTTATACAAACCATTTCGCCGGGCATGTAGATAGAAACAATGTCTTCTCCGACATCATCGGCTATGAATACACAAGTCCTCGGCTCTATGATTCGTAGCTGGGTGCATTTTGATAACCTTGCAGCCACGTTCGCGCGTCAAACACAGCAAGCCCGCTCAGCAAGGGCAAGATGGGAGGAACAAATCATAACAACCTTGCGGGAAAATAAGATGATCAATGCAATTATTCAAATAACCGGAGGGAAGCTTTCGGTCCACGAGGAAAAGCATGCGAATCCCCTTACATTACAAAGACTTGAAAGCCTCTTACATGATTATTATGGAAAGAAGGCTCCCGGGAGTGATGATGAAACAAGTGATATCATGGCCTTTATAAAAGCGAATCGTGGCTCGACCGTTGAATGCCGTTTAAAAAAAAGTTGAAACCGCGTGGCCACCGGGGATAAGGTCCAGCTTAACAGAGTAGTAGACATGGTGAACGACTTTCAGCTTTGGCTAGACCAGGAGGTGTGGAATGGTGGTGATGAGCGTGTCGGGAGGAGGGAAGTGATTTATGACTTTACTGAGAGTGCTAGGGTGTTCATGAAGAGCATTGGCTATATCATGGACAGCGCATGGAACAGTAGGGTGGTGGCCAGATGGATGTATACGATCCAACGCGACATCATTGTCCGGAAGCGTCGGTATGACAGGATTGCATATCCGGAACCTTTGCACAGGAACTGGCCAGAGGATTTGCGCGAGTTTCAATACATTATGGATTTTGATACGATTTCCACTTTCATGGAAGAATGGAAATCGTATACTGATTTTGACGAGGACACTCATATCGGGCAACGGATGTTCTGTGAGCTACCGAACATCCTGTATCCATTTATCAATATGGATAAAAGCTACAATGGCCTTCTTGTGGAAGATGCTCTGTATGATTCAGACACTGACTCGGATGAGAGCTGGCGAGGGAGTAAAAGGAGGGGCACAGATGCCTATATTGCCGACATGAACGAGGGCTTCCATCGTTGATGGATGACATCACCATTTATTTGCGTTGAACGGCATTATTCCAATTGTATCAGCTTCTGCCTTGAATTCGGCCACTTTTTTGTCAAATTCAAGAGCATCCGGACTGGTCGGTGTAGCCATGGCCGCTGCTGACTCATCGTGATTTGCCTTAGAAGGCTTCGATCCATAGCAAGTGACACCGTAGCGAAGCTCGGGATTATCAAAGAATCCTCCATTTACACCGGGTTTTCCACAAGCGAGGTGTTGTTCTGCCGGCCCACCCTGTAACTTAGTGAATGTGTCGTCGGATGTCGGATACACGGCCATTTGTCCCTTGATCCAACCATAGTTGCACCAATCAGCACCCTTTGACCATGCCTCTTTTACCTGGTCATATGTTGCTAGCTCTGCACCTAGAGCCTTGCAAAGAGGCTCAGCATCATAATATGTGTATTTATTTGATGAGACGTTAAATACTTCTTTGGAACCTAGACCGCCGGGTAGGATTTTTTCTACATTCTGGAGGGATAGATCAGGTCCCTGGCCTTCTTGCGCATTGGCCGGTGTGGGTGTGGCAGGTGGCAACGGGGAGAGATTTCCTGAGGCATCCTTCTTTGCAGGAGGAGCAGGAGGAGCAGAGGAAGGCTGGCCTGTAAAGTATCCATTCACAATGTCCGTAGCTGTGTTAAAGAGTTCGCTGAGGGAATCTTTGAAATAATACAATATGCCAATAAATGCCATAACAAATACGACAAGAATTACGGCAGTAGATAACCAACTCGTAGATTCCACCGGCTTTATATTAGATCCAACCGGAATAAGGCTATTGATAACCCTATTCGCATTTCTATTGAATCCCTCCATGGCCGTGTTCATCTAATCTGTATGAAATATCTTGGTTTCATTCGTAAATAGAACAAGGTCCTTGGACATACGAAACCTCTGGCCAAGTTTCGTGCTTACAGATACACACATAAGCAAATTGCCGTCAATATCATTCCACACGACCTTAATCTGGAGAGTGCCCTTCAGATCTGCCGGAATCGGGTAAGATGAGCGGGTCTGAAGAGTCCCCACCTGAATGGGGCAAGGCACCGTAACATAACAGAGAGGGTCCGTAGTAGGAGCAAAAGGGATGAAATTATAAGTCGTAGTATATGTCGCAGTGCCGTTGCTTACTTCTGTAGGCACATCCAGAGATAAAAGAAGGGTGGAATTCTGTCCAGGCACAGTAGGGTCAGGAGAGAAACTCATAGAAGTTACTGTAAGCAGTGATTTGCCATTAGAGCAATCCGTCACGGAAGAAATGCCTGTGGTGACCATTGTAGAAAACAACAGAGTAGCCAGGCGAAGCATGTTCTGGATAACCACTGTGTGAAGAGTTTAGGTGTTTATATCTTTAAACCACAAAAGATAGTTTTACAGTTATTTAACAGCTGTAGAATGGTATAGCTAAAAGAACTTCCCACTATATTCTCTGCATCATAATTGCTAATAAATAATTCTGTAGTGCTTGCCCCTATAATGAGATCTACAATCGCGTTCAATTCACGGCCCTCCAGAAGCTTTTCGCATTGTAGTAACTTATAATTATTGTTACGTATATATTGAATGATAGAATTCTCCTTATCTCCACATAATATTACAAGTGGCAAATCAGTAGACATATTTTTTGTAATAGATTCCACATATATAGTGTGTAATTGATTTATTACATCTTCTTTATTTTTATTATAATAACTAACAATATGGTCGACAACATCATTTTCTACCCTCAAATGAACACAGTTGTATGACGTTCCTATGGTTTTTATAAAAGAGTTTGCAAGGTCATAAAATCTTTTCTGGAACCGAACATACTTTGTAAATTCTTCAAATTTATCTTTATTATTTCTATTAATCCAGTCAAAACGACATTCGTATTGATCTACATTAGAACCGCCATCTACGAGGATTATATCATATTTCTTTAAAAAACCATTCATTAAATCAAAATCAAAGACTTCGCATGCAGGAATAAAAATATTACCATTTATTTGTGTGCTAAATGTGCCTATTGCAACATATTTCTTCTTGTTATCTATGGCATCCCGTATTCCAGTTATAAGAGACATGATTTGGTTACAGAGCCCATGTGTATTACTCGTATTCCATAAGCGAACATACTGGGTGTTGTATTTTATTTCTTGGTATCTATCTATAAAATGATTTACACCCGTGTGATGTTGTTCTGAGAATGAACCTTTTCCAGTGAGTAGCCACCATTCAGCCGACATTTTATCAGTCAAGTCCCCTGTTGAAAGTCTCCTCATATAATTTGCATTTGCCCACCAGAAATTTCCTGAATAATGAGGTTTAGGAGAGTCAGAAAAATTACATCCAGCGGTATCAAAATTATCAAGTGCTTTCAAGCAGTTGGTAGAACCTTTGCAAAGAAAGTGCAACATCATTTGAATCCAATCAGTGGAGCAAGCATATAAATCGGATTGTTTATCGTAGGATATTCCCTTGGAATGCAAATATAGAATTTTAGCACATGGATACTTCTTTGAGAAATCAGAAATAAGTTTTAATGTAGGAATTTCAAATAGGTTTGGATCTTCTGAGTGTTGTAGAACTTGTATACGTTTATCCTGGGCTGTGTAAAAGGGCTCGTCCAAGGGTATACCAATATTGTTTATAATAATGGAATCTAGTTCTTTTATGGATTTTGCAGATTCCAGTACCATGTTTAGACGATCTGTCCCAGCAGAAGCCAGATGACATGAATGTATAAAACATATTTTCTTAGGAGTTAATACTTCTTCTAGGATAGGGAAGAATCCGTATTTATTGAGTATCAAGCGTTTGGCTTCTTGAATATACGGAAGGCGCTCCAACCAAAGATTATTCTTGACGGCTTCTTTCATAATTTGATAAGAGCCTTCAAAGTCGTTCATATCTAGCTGAACATATGCAAGAGGATTGATATAGTCACTTACATTAGGACAGCCCCAGTAAAAACAGAGGCTCTCGCAAAGAATCGGCTCCCAGAGCTTTTCCGTGATGAAATTATACTCTGCATTATTCTCACACATGAAATAGTATTTATAGGGCAGGATACCACGCTGTTTGTCTATAAAAGGGCGCGCCTTACCTTTATAAGAAGTAAAGCCGTGTTCATTATCTTCATTGTAAATATGTAATTGAACATCAGGAGATTGCTTAGATTCTATAAATTTAATAAAATCAATGCGCTTTTTGTGTCCAGGATCAAAGTATTTGGAACTACAGACAGAAGAAATGATATTTCCTAGAGAAGGCTCTTTTTTACCTAGAAGATTTTGTGAGAGCTGTGAATGATTCATATTCAATTGCCAAAACCCGGTATTCAAGAATGTATCATGACTTCTCACTTGGAGGAATTTTGTAGGGTCAGGATTTGACCACTCTCCCCATGTCTTCACGCCCCAGTTCTGGTCAGGCCCTGAACACCATGGTTCCATATGGAAAATAATTGTCTTCTCAGGAATAAATTTCGCATCGGCTTGCGGTTTATTAATAATGACATAATAATCAATGTCATCATCTTCCCATGTGATTTGTATATTATTCCAAGTATAATTAGCCTGCGACATCTTCAACCATTCTCTGCAAAGTTCTATGGATGAACACCAATTACAGAGCATCTTCACGCGGATTTTCGGAACATACCCCTTCTTAATATATATACCATCAGGGGCACTTAACCAAGGAGATTTTATCAGGGGAAACTTTACACGTGATTTTAAGAAGCCCAGCGTATTGAATGCAACGCAATTCGGTGTTGCAGATGCAATTTTAAATAATTCCTTTATATCTGTTATTTGAGTAGATTGCAGATCTCCCCCACCAGAATCCATTCCTTCATAAACGTCCCACTCATCCTCTTTTACATTTGATTTGAGTATAATAGAAGAATAGTCCTTTTGTATATCTGTATCAACAGGTGAAGAATTATTTTGAACCCACTCTGTAAACACAATATGGGGCTGTAGATTATAGCAACGCAGACCAGGAATTATTTTGACAAGATAATCTATTCCGTGTTTTATTCCATTGGTTTCTATATATTCTAGCAACTTAGTGCATCCTTGCTTTGTAATCACGTAACCAAAAAATCCCCCTATATACATTCCCATATTTGTTGAAATAGCCTTGTCCTGTCTCTTATGAATATGATGTTTATTCTCATCTCTCAATGTATAACCTAAGAATAGTATATCTACATCTGTTAGTTCATCCTTGAGAGCGGTTTCAAGCCTTTTGAAAAACGTGTTTGATACAGTAATATCATCCTCAAAAATAGTGTAAAAGGAATGTTGCTCATCAGTTGCGAGTTTTTTCCACAGGTTATAATGACTCAGAGCACATCCTATGACTCCTTTCCTAGACCCGAAATCATTGCCTGCGAAAATCTTACTAATCTCTTCTGTGGGTTCAAGCGTAGAACCATCCACTGCTTCTATAAACTCATAGTCCGTGAATCCAGCAGTATCAAATGTTTTCTCCATTTCCTCCTTGCGATCTGTGCGCCTCTTGAGATTTATCACGAAGGTATTAGGAGTTTTGGCGATTGATGTATTAAATTGGCCGGTTTTATTAAGTGTATATGCATTTTGGCCTGTCTTGTCGCTTGTGAGTTTTCCTATGTGCAGAGATGATATAGTGTTAAAGAAGGCGGATTTATATCCTTTGGCAAAGTAGCGATCGGCGTAGTCCCGTTCAAAGAAGGTATTGGGAGAATCGTAGTTGCCGAGATCCAGGATGACTTGGGTGCGTGTCATGGAAGGGCGGAAACTATAGTGGGGCCAGTATCCACAATTCTGACCTTGTATCTGGTCGCTCTTCAGATGTAGGAGGAAACCGGGCTCTATCGGCTGTCCACCATTAATGCTCCAGCCTTCATAGGTCTCAGCATAATTGCGATTATACAGAATTTGATGAATATTCTTGCCTTGGTTACGATCTAGGAAATCTATGGATGTTTGCACATAGGAATCCCGTTGGAAAAAGAGCCAGTCATCTTCCATATGTATCCAGTAAGTAGGCTGTAGTTCCTTGATTTTGTCATAAATAATATTCATACTCGCGCGATGTCCCTTTTCAGCTGAGCCCTTCATATAGAAATTGATAAAGGGGTATCCCTTGGTCATCTTTGTGCGATCAATCTGCCTGGAATTGTCATCAACGCAGAAAAAGTAGTCGACCTTGTGGAGATCTGTCCACGTATTTAGGATAGAATTCATGGTCTTTTCAAAGAGATCAAACCGCTTACAAGTGGTCATTGTGAAGAGAACACGGGTGGCTGTGGATGTTTTTTGAGTGGGTAAAGGGCCTGCATACGTTTGTATAAGAAGGGGCTTATATTTCTCAATCACTCGCTCAATCACTTGGCGTTGCACAGGTTCAAAGGTAATTCCTTTGGCCTCCAGAGAAGAAATATACTTCATAAAATCCAGGAAAAAGTCCAGGCGATTCGGCAAGTGGCTGATACAGAACTGCATGTTAAATATGAGATTCCTCACCCACCAGTCATTTACATAGAGATAATTCTGTTTGACAATCATTTCATACATCTTTGCAGCTGTATCTAGGTTTCCCGTTTTTTCTGCGGTAATCACCATATAGTAGGGGAGGTAGAAGTCATATTCCGATTTCCTCGCAAAAAGGCGCGAGGAAATATTGTCCGTGGGATATTCATTCTCAAAATACTTTTGAATGAGCGTGTAATACATATATGCGACTTCAGACGCATTATTTACACAATAGTGTTTAATGAGACGATAAATGCATTCTACACGCTTTGGGTCATAGGAATAAGAATCTACGAGGTAGCGAAGTGCCTCCTCTGGCTTTCTTAGCTTTTCGCACGCTTCGTAGATTTCTAAGCACGCGATATAGCGCTCCTGTTGCCACTGTTCCTTGGAATCGGCAGCCTTCTTGTAGAATTCAATGGCCTTTTCATGCATATTACAACTTGCGTAGCTTTGTGCACAGTAGAAGATATAACGATTATAAATTGAGTCTTTACTGGCCAGGGCTTCAGCGGATGCCTTTTCCAGGATCATGGCGTCTTTGAGATATTTGTTGGGATCCTTGCTTCTGTCACCGCGACGTCCAGAAATAAAGTAGTAGTTTCCATCAATTGTGTCAGAGGGTTTGGTTGGCTCCGTGCACATGGCATATTCGTGGAGCACGCCCTTGTAGATCCACTTCTGGTGATTATTGAACATCTGAGCACGGGAATAACGGAAGCCGTCTTCACAGCCAAAAGTGAATAAGTAGGAATCGGCATCTAGCACAGCCGGTAGTTTGAAATCGCCACTGATTTCGTCGTCTGCGTCCCATACAAAGGCGTAGTCGGTCTTTTTATAGGCGTGGCGAAATGCCTCGGAGCGATTGAATCCAAAGTCGCGCCAGGGAGTTTCCACGAGTTCTCCGGGGATATTTCTGGCCTTGAAAAAGTCTTTGATAATCTCCTTAGTCTTGTCCGTAGACCCGGTGTCGCTGATAACCCAGTAGTCAAATTGTATATATTTAAGGAGATGTGCTAGCGTGTCTGCGATAATATGGCCCTCGTTTTTAACGATCATAGTAAGGCAGATAGTTTTTTTGGCCGACATTCTAAAGGTCTGGAGTATTCCGGAGAGTTTATTTTTACGAGAAACTTTAAGGATATGAGGAATTTAAAAATGTTAGATAAATTCTTGCGAGCACGTATTCACCTGTTGCCATATTTCCACTATAGAACCCTGATTTTGCGAGGGTTGTCCATGCTGTGGGTATAAATAAATTACCTGAAATAACGTTATTTTGAGTTACTTGTAGGTCATATCCTCTGTAAGATGACTGGGTTAATACGGGGGGTTTTGCTATGGATGATAAAGGCATATTTCCACTTGCGTAATATACATAGAGATTTATAGGTAAATTATCTAACTCTGAACCTACATTTAAAGAGATATTTGCTTTATCCGCTGTTAATACTGGACCTGCTCCTCCTAAGCGATCTTTTAGACGACTATCTACAACAATTTTTGATGCTACCGCCGTTTGCGGTCCACTCGTTTTTGGACCCGCATAATAGACATCAATATAGTATGTTGTTGTATCAGTTCCAAGGCGATTTCCTGTTACATTAAAAGCAAATCCCTCTGTAATTTTTTTACGCCATACCAGCGCAACAATGAGGACAATAAATATTCCTATTGTAAAGATAAGGCCGGACGTATATTTTGTCTTCTTCATTCTAATGTATAAAAGTATAAAGATTAGACACCAGCGTCGGGGCCCGTGCGATTTCCTCCACGCATATTGATATAGTTGCGCTGCTCGGGAGTGGTGCAGACACAGCCACCGTAGGATGAGTAGCTGGCCGCGCAGCACTCAGGCTTCACCTGGTTATCCTTGAACATGAAGAGCTGATCCGGACCGAGTTCAAACTTCGGAAACTTTCCCTGGAGAGGCTCATTCGGAGATGTGTGACGCCACTCGTTTCCTTGGGCTAGGCGAACTCCGTCAAATGCTCCAATGGGCTGATAACTGTCTTTGGCACCTCCAGGGGCGTAATTCGCAAATGACTCGGCCTTCTTCTCTTCTTCGGTCTTATCCATAAATGCGGAAAATCCTTCCGAGTTGGGAAGGAATGCCGGAGACGCATAAGACATCATTAAAATATTCGCCAAAATAAGCATGCAAACCGCGCTTATTAGAAGTGTTGTGCGCTTCATTTCTAACACGCATATAGAAATAAATAGAATTTAGATCATGCCCATCTCTGCACCTAAAACGGATATGACAATAACTGTCACAATTACTGTTATTGTAACCAATATGCTTGTGAGCATAGCAATAAGGCCAAATACGCCGGGTATAAAAAAAGCAAGAATGGATAAAACGATGAGAACTGCTGCAATAATTGCAATAATAATAATTAGGATTGTCCATATGAGCCGTAATATATTCATAAGACCTTTCAGAGCAGATAATCCGGAAAATATTACGGATAACACTATCGTTTGAATTCTCTCAAACATAGTATTAAACGTATACGATATTATGCGCATTTTAACAGCCATTATTTTCATACGATTCCATAAGCCCTGCACATAGGAAGTGAGAACTTCTGCCAGGCTTTTCGCATTTGCTCGTAAATAATTAATAGACTTGCCGACAGGCGACGACGAATCCACCATAGAACCATATATTTGTGTAACAGGGGACATCGCCCCATTCATCGCATCATCCACAAGTTTATTCATACAAAAATGTAAATTTTGAATGGCGAACTCCGTGGGATCTACAGCAGGGTCTTTGCCGTCAGGAATTAGATGGGCAATAGATATAACTAAAGACTCGCATCTTCTTCTATCCCAATCACCTCGTATATCATCCAGTTGTGTTCCTAGAACAATCCGTGCAAAAATTCCTATAAATAAAATTGTTGATAATATGATAGGAATACTTCTCATCCCTTCCTCTCTAAATCTTATTGGAACTTATATAAGGCTTTCTCATACGTGTCAGCGATTTCACGACTATGCACTTCTATGTAATCCCTAAATATAGTTCCCTCGGAAGTCTCTATAATAGCTGAAGGTGATACTAAGAAAGAATAGAATATGGCTGGTTGTGTAAGTGCAATCGGTGATATAAATTCGCCGATACGAGTATATTTCCCTTTATTTTCTGACCATATCGCCGTGGCCGGTGTGAATATTTCATTCCCGTAATAACACACCTGATCAGTTAAAATTTCTACAATACCCATTACGAAACCATGAGAAAGTTCTGTCCCTAGAGTAATAGACTTCGCCGGGACACACTGGCCGTCCTTCCGTTTTATCAGTGTATTAGGGCCACAAGCTCTTACATAATGTATTTGCTCTGTATTTGAGGAGGGCATACCGTTCAATAGTTGCATAGCAGTATTCATCGCTTCTATATTTCCTTCGACCGTTTCATCATAGTCTGTGAATGTATAAGAACCAAGTGTAATAGTGTGGTTTGTTGTATTTAGGCACATTAATGGGTTAGCAAGGCCGCCTGACCAGAGGGCCCGCGTAATAGCTTCAGGATGTTCTGCACTTTTTATCCATTTGCTTACATGCAATACATTGTGGGGACCACTCGCTGTGATATCACCAGGTAGTATAACCATAGATTGACCGTCTCCGTAGAATTTAAAAATAGCGGTGACTTTTTGTCCGTTTTCTAAGATATCGCCTATTTGTATTGTGCGCAGAATTTGGTTACCTCTGGAAAGAGTCTGTATGGGTGTATCTGGATCAAAACAAGTGAATCCAGAAATTATACCCCATATAGATGTCTGAAATAGATTCATGCCAGCTGTAATTCCTGATTGACCCATATAGAGAATTGAATACATGATTGAAAAAATACGGCCCATTAGGAACTTTATTCTCAATACCATAAGTTGTATTCTGTTCATCAATGTTTTCATCCTGGATGAAAATTCTGTAAATACTGTGGAAGCACTTCCTACGATAGTAGCAAATGAAAGTTTCGTGCTACTAATGCTTGAAATCATTGTGCTTAGTGTAGATGCAAATGAGCCCATCATGGTGTAAAAGGGAAGTGATGTGTTTTTTGCCCTATCTTGGAACTGCTTAGACATGCAGAATTCAATATTTTCTTGTGTATTTTTCCCATACATTCCACAAGTTAAGATAATATCAGGCCTACAGCGAATTTTTTCCCAGTCTGCCTCAAGTTCTGCTCCACCAACAGAAAGCCTCATCGTGAACAAGAGAATTAAGAAAATAAATGTAACGAGGAGAAAGCCTAACATCTGCCATGCGCCTAGAAAGCGTGGAGGACTCCGTTTTCGCTACCATAGACCGTTTTTATCCATTTCTTGTCCTCCATGAATACTGCCGATGCCTTGGGTGCTGTGTGTTTCGTTAGCTCAGAAACAGCGTGAAGTTTATAATATACATTTAAGGGACCTAGCTTCTCTATTGCGCTTTGAAGGGTCTTCCTGCGTTCTTCCACCGGAAGCTTATAGGAATAACCGAATTTTTTCAACTCTCCCTTTTTAAGGGGGCCTATGCGAACAGCTCTGTTCGGAGACCTTCCAACTCTGCTTGTATTCTTTACACAGGTTGGGCCGACAGTAGAAGTATATGATCGGGGATGAACAACAATAGATCTGCCGTTTTTCGTCTTGCGCGTATATGTCTTATCTTTCACATGTCGTGTATAAGAAGACCTGGGTATTTTACCTGGGGGACATGTGATTGTAGAATTCTTCTTTGGTTTAGAAACGCATGTTCTCTTTACTTGCCTTCCTGTATTTTTGCGAAAATAAGATCGGCGAAGAACTTTACCTTCGGGACATTTATCTTCTGAATCTGATTGATTCATCTATTTATGACTGTGTTTTTAAAAGGTTATTAAAGATATGGTTCGTATTTGGGGTAAGTGGATAATCTATAAAGAGTTTTGTAACGTAGTCGCAGGTCAATGTCCTGTAAATGTGTGTATATTCATTATTTTCTATAAGCTTATTTAACGATTGTATAAGATTATTCAATTTCACATCGGTTTCATCATGAATATATTGACTAGGATAATTATAATAATTTATTATCGCCTTGCCCTTTTTTGCAAGAGTGGCTGTTATATTCTTCACCTGTGTTGGTTCCTGCGTTGTGAGTGTATCGTTAAATAAAAATTTTTTACGATACTCATACAAAAGTTGCAGTATAGTCATTTTAGTTTGCTCCATTTCTAGTGTATAGATATATAACAACTCCCATAAGAATTACCGTAGTTACTAGTAAATATATTCTTGCCTTATAGCGAAGATTTTTGCGAGATACGAGAAGTATAAATAGGGAGATAACAAATGTGAGAATAATATACATTTCATAGTTATTTGTATCATTGCAAAAGGGTTCCTTATAAACTGTTTCCATTGGTACATCGTATTTTGTATCGACGATTACTTGAGCACTCACTTGTGCAGTCTTTCTGGCGGTGTCTTCGGGAGATCCGGCTACAATAACGGCTCCATTTCTGCCGGATTCTGTTGATACGTCTATAGGATATGGGTTATAGGAGGGGGTTGGTCCCGCCGCCGAGGATGGTATAGACATTTCTGATTGCGTATTTGATTTAAAATATCTTTGTGGATATATCAAGAGAATGCCTCCCCCGCCTTCATTTCGTCCTCCCAAGGAAGAACCTGCTGTGCCTATTGAGCCCGATATTGCAAAGGCGCGTGCCACATATGTGAAGGCCCAGGTGGAAAAGGTGAAGACGTTGAAGGAGGCGGGGAAAACGGTTGAGGAGATAAAGGCCGAGGTGAGTCGTTTTGCTGAGGATTATCCCGCGCTCTTCAAGATGTTGATGACTTCCGAGAACTTCAATGAGGCGTCGTTGAAGACGATGTTGGCTTTGTTAGAGCGTATGGGAACAGGCGAGATGACACAACATCAAGCCTCTGTAGTTGTAGGACAGAGACTTCATGATGTATATATTAAACCGAAGATGCCTGATATGGAGCGCAAGGACTAAATAAAATACGGAACTTGAAAGGCCTCGCACCAGGCCTTGCTAATACGGATGTTCCGGGCAATCTGCTGTGTAAGGGTGGACTTATTAAAATGTAGGGTCTCTTCTATTACACTGATCTGTTGTTGCTCTTGGTAATGTATATGTTCTTGGACAGCATCCACTATATTTTTCGGCCATGGCTGGGCAAAGAGTCGTGTTATAGGGGCTGTGGCATGGGCCTCTGAGATGGTGTGTAGGTGCTTAATCCATTCTGTGGCGTCGTCTTCGCCCACATAATTCATGGCGATGAAATAGCGCTCCGAATTGCAAGGACGACTCGTAGCCGGCTTATAAAGAGTAAAGCGCTGGAAGAGCCTGGCGGTGCCTAGGAACAAATCTTGGGTTGCATTGCTGTAAATATCAAAGAGTTTGATAATGATTGTCCCGCCCTTTGCCAAGCACTGTAGACCTATAGTAAACGAGGCGACTAGCAGAGGAAATGCCATTTGTTCTTGATTGGCGTAGTTCACACTAAAGTCAAACCCTCCATCGGCCGTAAAAATCATAGAGCCTTTTGCTGTATCACAGAAGGCTTTTTGATTTTCGTGTAAAAGGATATTGCCTGTGTCGTCTGCACCATAGAGGAGCTTAATTTGTGGATTTTTGCGGAGGAATTGGATGGATCTGCGCCATCCTGGAATATGCGTCTTCGTGGGACGCAACGTCATGGCGTAGATGGCTTCTGTGTTTATTGACCTGTTGCGGAGTTGTTCCACGAGGGCCTGGATAAATCCACCGGGTCCCTCGCAGACGTGGGCAGATTTGAAGGGGGCTTTATGGTCGATAGACTTCCAGAAATCGGAGATCTTCAGCATTTCAATCATCTTGAAATAGGAACGGCTTAGGGGATGTAGATTTGTGAGTGAGGGGAAGGTGTTTTCGGAACTGCCTGAAAAAATGGCTTCGTAGGGATTCGTGATTTTCTTGCGGATTTCCCACTCTGCGTGGGAATCTATGTGCTCTATTCGGTTTTTTGCTTCTATGATTGCATCGTGTTCCATCTCCTTCCAGCCTTCTTGAATGCATGTAGTTCGTGGCAGTGGTCCCTGAAACGAAATACATTGGTTATTTTCCCAGGGTGGCATTGACCACATTATAGAGTATTCATGGGGTTTGTTTAGCCTTTTGCCCTTTGGCCCTTTGGCCCTTTGGCCCTTTGGCCCTTTGGCCCTTTGGCCCTTTGGCCCTTTGGCCCTTTTGGCCCTTTGGCCCTTTGGCCCTTTGGCCCTTTGGCCCTTTGGCCCTTTGGCCCTTTGGCCCTTTGGCCCTTTGGCCCTTTGGCCATTTGGCCCTTTGGCCTTTAGTTGCGTTTGCTACGAGTTTTATTACGACGAGTTCCCTTGCGATTGCTACGACGGGTCTTTTTCTTTAACTTGCGTTTACCACCCTTAGGAGTAGTAGCAAAGGCTCCAAGATTCATGACAGCCTCACCAGCAGTTTTAACCTTGGCAATGGCATTCTCTGCCCTGGCAGCGGGACTGGCGAGAAGTTTAGATAAATTTACTTTTGTTCCTTCCATTCCAAAAGGTCCAACTCCAGACATCTTTATATTCTTATGCAAGAAAAAATATTTTACATTAAGGCCTAGGTCACTAATCCTCCACCACGGCAATCTCAATATCAGGCTCCTCTTCCAGAGTAGCCTTCGCCTTCGGCAAATTAATATTCAGACGCAGACGGCTCTGTGAGCACATGTCATTCGGATCCAGAGTTAGCTCCTGATCAACCTGGTCCTGTGTCGGCCCCTCATCATCTCCACCCAGAGGCGCAGCAGGAGGCAGGCCCTTCTGTAGCCGGAGCACGGCCATCTCATCCAGCATAATGTCGCTGAATGCCGTGCCAGCACGAATAGGCTGGCCAGTCATAATACTCGCAGATACGCCAGTGACGGGGTCCATCTCGCCAAATACGGCAGCCTTCAAGAGGATACGCTCCGTCTCCTCAAAGCTCGCCTTAGCCAGAGGGCCAATGTCCTGCTTATTAATCCCGTAGCGGTCCACAGACATCAGTCGCCCCGCCCTGCACATGGTATCCACTAAGAGACCAAGGTGCCTGTAGTTAATCTGGCCTTCCTCAAACAGTGTCTGGATCTCATTGTATAGCACAGCGCGCGTTGCCTCAATACCCAGCTGGGAATAAATGTCATGCACATGCGTGCTATATACACGTGTAGCATCCACGGCAGGATGATTCATGACCTCGAGGAAATTGCTACCGTCAGTATCCAGAATATACTCCTCCTTCTTCTCGTATTTACCCTCGGCCGCGTTGAAGAGGAAACGACCGTCGCCCTTACGGAAAGTAGCTGCCTTAATTCCAGGAAGACCACGGATAATTACTGAGTTCAGAAGCTTGTTCTGGAACTTCTTATACGCCGACATGACATCCAAGCTAGACGGGTCTGACATCGTCTCGCCCGTAATGAGCAGGCGAATGCGCATCACCAGCTTCTGGCTATTGAAGTCCGAGTAGACCATGTTCACATCCTTGCCGAAGCGCTCACGCAACACATAGTGGATGTCATCCATCGTAATATTTTTATCAAACATCTGCTGGCGATCCATCTCCAGACGCAGAATATACTTGCTCCACGCAGCCGGTGCATCGGCCAACTCAAACATCTTGTAGAATGCTAGCAGTTCACGATCCTCCTTCAGAATACTCGCCGAATCCACAGGGTCATAGTAAATTGCCGTCTTCAAGGTCATGTCGCGCAGAAGAGTCAGCTCTAGCTCCTGTGCCACTTCACGTGCCTTCGTCTTATTATCGGCAAATTCCGGAAGAAGTGCGATAGTCAGAGAAGTGGCCTTCGGATTCTGAGTCACCTTGAGAATCTCTTCTAGACGGGGCACACCTCGGGTCACATTAGACTTACTAGCCACGCCAGCAAGATGAAATGTATTAAGAGTCATCTGAGTCGACGGCTCACCAATACTCTGGGCAGCAATAATCCCTACAAGTTCTCCAGGTTGCACCCACGCCTGCCAGTTCTTGGTGACAAGCATCTCGCACACTGTGTCAAAAGCAGATTCAGTGAAACGGTCGCGCACGATGATCTTCTGGGGCGACAGGTAGAAACGGAGCAGGGCCGCCCAGATCTTATGGAACTTTTGCGTCTTCTCAACGACAGCGTTCACGCCTGCCACCACATGTGCCGGCGTGAGGTTTGTGCGTTGCTCTCCATTGAGGCCGAACTTGACCTTCACATTGAAGAGGAGGCGTTCCATGTTCACGGCAGCGAAGACACCGCCCACGCGACCACCACGGAAGACACCCTCCACCAACATCTTGCGGTCAGCCTTTACTTCATCAGCCAAGGCCTGCAGAAGCTCCTGGTCATTCCCGCGATCCACGCCCTCACCGAGGATCGCCGTGAGATCAGCGCCCTTCAGACCATAATCCTTGTCAATCTGCTCATCGGTCAGCTCACCAATCTCCAGGGCCAGACTCTCAATCTTGGTTGAGTTGATCCCATCCTCGCCATAGCGGAACTGCGTGATATTCATGTTGGCGTCGCGAACCGTGCCGTCGTTGTGAACGACAAGATCCTCCATGGCCTTCACTAGCCGGCGCTGGATATAGCCCGTGTTCGCCGTCTTCACTGCAGTATCAATGAGACCCTCACGGCCTGACATGGCGTGGAAGAAGAACTCGGTCGGCGTCAGTCCCGCGATGAAAGAGTTCTCAATGAACCCGCGCGCCTCTGCGCCATCGTCGTATTTCTTGAAATGCGGTAGAGTGCGATCCTCAAAGCCATATGGAATGCGCTTACCATCAATGTTTTGCTGACCAACACACGCAATCATCTGCGCAATATTAATCGGCCCACCCTTTGATCCAGCGCGCACCATGGCCGTCATGCGATTCTCATTCGCAAGAGAAGCCTGTCCAGACTCGCCCGCACCCTCCGTGGCCTTGTTCAGGGTGCCGAACACCTTATCCTCAAACTCGGCCTGGTTAGACTTGCCCGTGTTGTTGTCAAAGAGGTCCTGGTGAATCTGTAAAAGGAGGGTCTCTACATCGGACTTGGTATCCTTGATCTTCTTGTTCATCTCCTCCTTCGTGGCAGAGTCAGCAATCAAGTCACTGATTCCTACGGAGAAGCCGTTATACACGAGGAACTGCTCCATGGTGTTCTGTAGGGCGTCAATCATGTCAACGGTGTCCTTGCTCCCGTAGTCCTTATAAGTCATGTGGATGATACCCTTGGATGCCTTGCTGAAGATGCCCTTGTCAAACTGGCCCTCCAGGATCTCGCCATCGCGGATAACTACCTTGCGCTTAGAGCTGTTGTTCATATCAAGGTTGATAGGAGGCAGGAGCTGGCTGAGGACCTGGCGCCCCGTCCACTTGCCGTTATCACCCTTCGGCTCAGGGATGGTGCCGTCAAAGCGACGATTCCACATCATGAGGTTCATGAACTCCCTGCGATTCAGTGTAACGTGGTCCCGCGTGATGCGATAGCTACCCACGAGGGTATCCTGCACGATACCAATAACAGGAAGTCCATCACGAGGGCGCAGAATCTGGTGAGGGACGGCGGCGATCTCCTCCAGCTCTGTGGCAGCCTCGTAGCTCTGCGGGCAGTGCATGTTCATCTCATCGCCGTCAAAATCCGCATTATAAGGAGCTGTCACTGAGACATTTAGACGGAAGGTCTTGCCCTTGAGCACCTTCACCTTGTGTCCCATCATAGACATGCGGTGCAGAGTAGGCTGACGGTTGAACAGGACAATGTCACCGTCCATGAGGTGGCGATTCACGATGTCGCCCTCGCGAAGAACAAGCTCCTTCGTATTCACATGGCGCAGACTCGTAATGCGTCCATCGGCGTGACGAATTGTCTTTGCACCAGGATACGTATTGGGTCCATTGCGAATGAGCTTGTAGAGCTTGTCCAGATTTCCACGGTGCTCACTCGTGAACTTCGTGACACGCTCCGGGAAAGTCAGGTTCATCGCGATTTTCTCCGGGACGCCCAACTCGCCGATGGAGATGTTCGGATCAGGAGTAATCACGGAGCGCGCACTGAACTCAACGCGCTTGCCCTGGATGTTGTAGCGGATACGACCCTCCTTGCTACCCAGGCGCTGTTGGATGGATTTGAGAGGCCGGCCATTGCGCTGGGCACTGGGGGCCACGCCAGGAATCTGGTTGTCCACAAGAGTGGCCACGTGATACTGGAGCACATTCGTCCACTCGTCAATGACCGACTTGGCAGCACCCGCCTCAATACGAGGCTGGAGGTAGGTGTTGTTCGTCTTGATGATCTCGGCCAGCTTGTGCGTGAGATCGTCCTCGGAACGCTGGTTGTTGTCCTGGATAACACTGGGACGAACCTGCGGAGGAGGGATGGGCAAGACCGTGCAAATCATCCAGTCGGGGCGACACCAGAAGCGATTTAGGCCAAGGAAGTCTACATCCTCATCGGCAATGCGACGGAAGAGACGAAGGACATACTCCACCTCCAGGCTCTGCTTCTGCTTCTCGCCATTGCCGTTGGCGTCATCCCACTCGGCAACAATGCGCGCAATGCCCTCGCGCACATAGCGGTCGGGTTGACGAGCACCGCACCCGTCCTCCGTCTCCTGACCACAGCGCTTAATCTCCTTGGATGCCGTGAGAACCTCGCGATACCTCGCCTCTCCACGGCGCTTCAGATAATGCTTGCGGAAGTTCTTGTCCACGAGAAGCTTGGAGCACCGAATACATACACAAGAGAGGATGTTTTGCACAAAGGGCAGGAATTGGATGTAGTAGACGGGGCGGGCGAGGCGAAAGTGGCCGAAATGGCCGGGACACTTATGATTCGTCTGCCCACAGCTTCGGCACTCCTTGCCATTGTCAAGCACACCCATTCGGGGGTCAAATAGGCCCCCGATTTTCGGCTCGGTGCCCTCATATGTGCCGGCGTTGGTGATCTCTACCACTGACCTGCGCTCAATCTCCTCGGGGCTGAACACGCAAATCTGAATGCCAACAATGGGCTCTACTTCCGATGAAGGCAAATTGAACCCGGCGGGCATCTTCTAGTTGATTGGGATGAATTGTCTAAGCCCCCGCGCAAATCACTTTTTATAGGAACATGTAAAAGTTGGCTTCTGTCAAATATCAAAGTTAAGAAGACAAGTTCTTAGACCGGTGGGCATTTCAAACCGGCACTAAAAGTAAGAGAGAATGGGAAAGCATCATACAGAAGACTATAAGTTATCTGCCGTCAAGTATGCTTTACCAACAGATAATCAGGTAGAAACCTGTGAAGTATTTTATTGTAAAAGGTCGTCCCTTCAAGATTGGCTAAAACTATAAGAAGAAACAAGTTCTCCAGTTAGAGCACTCAATTATACTCTGAAAAAGTGCCGGTTTGAAATGCCCGCCTTTCTAAGTTTTAAAAAAATTATAAATTATACGTAGATGCCTACAAGTGATACTTCACAAACAACAAGAGCTTTACAGATAAGAGGCAAAACGCTTCTTAATTTTCACAATGAGAATCCATATAAACAAATTAGTGGCCCTTTAGGGATTACACCAGCAAGTGTTTTAACCGAAATGAAAATATATCAAGGTCCTCCTTTTATAACCAATATGAACATAATTAACAATACAAATAATAATCCTATAACGGTGAGATTTACGACACCAGGATCAGCTTCATTTACAGTACCAAATCGTGTTACCAGTATTACTGTAATAGCAACTGGTGGTGGCGGTGCAGCGGCAAAATCAAATGCAATAGGTGGTACAGGTGCTAAGGTCACTGCAATACTAACAGTTATTCCTGGAGATATTTTGCCAATTTTTATCGGAGGCGGGGGATATAATAGTGTTTCGCCCGGTGCAGCAGGACAAATTGGTGGTGCAGGTGGTGGGGGTGCAACTCATATAAATGTTTTAACTAGTAATAGAATTGTTGCAGGCGGCGGTGGGGGTAGTGGCGACGGTCAAGGCGGTGGTAGTGGTGCTATAAGTAATACTGGGGCTGGGGGCAATGGAGGTGGCATAAGTGGTGGCTATGGTGGTGATGCTGGTATTGCTGGTATTCCTGGTATTGGTGGTAGTGGCGCTGCAAATGGGGGACAAGGTGGTAATGGCAATAGCGGCGGGGGTGGCAGGGGTGGGGTTGCTAGTGGGGGCGCATTAGGTGGTTTAGGTGGCAATGGAAATGGGTTAGGTGTTGGTGGTGATGGTGGTACTGGTGTTGCATTGGGTGGCGGAGGTGGCGGAGGTGGCTATGGCGGTGGTGGGGGAGGCGGTATTCTGGGAGAAGTAGGGGGTGGAGGTGCAGGTGGAAGTATCGGTCCTTCTGGATGTATTTATGAACCTGGTGATACATATGGTGTTTGGGGCGTTAATAATGGCAAAGGTGGCGATGGTTCAATTACTATAACTTATATAAATGTGTGAAATGCTTGTCCCTTGTGTCACAACCCTATTTGGAAGTAAAAAGTGCCGATTTGAAATGCCCGCGGGTCTAAATTTGGTAGTTCAAATAATCTCCGTATACTTTCATCGCATCTTTCATACCAGGCGTTTGATACTTGTGATATTTTGCACGATAATACATAGTGCGTGCCACCTGTTGTGCCTTACTGCGAGTTGCTCGGCGTAGCCGTTTTAGAGTATTTTGTGCTTTTTTCGCGGTTCCGTAGGCTGCTTTGAATTTGGGCGACTTTTTTGGATCATTAAATACACCCATTCTAGTTTATTGTATTTGAAAAATCTATTTGCCACTTTGAAATGCGCATTCATCTAATTTTTGCGACGACGAGTGTTTTTAGTGCGCTTCAAGTAAGAGAAATTGCTAAGAACCTTCCGTGTATTGAACTTACGAATCTCCTTCAAATCCACACGATATTCCTTTATCAGATGTTTCATGGCGCGAATTACTTTTCCGTGTAAAACCAAAAGTTCTTTTTTGTGATGAACATAGTCTTTGTCATTCACGAGCTGGAAAATCGCATCCTTCAAGTGTGCCATTCCATTCACAGTAGATTGCGCATAGGAATATTGAAGATCCTTATCTTTCATGGATGCTATGCGACCTATATGCTCTAGTTCTGAATTCGCCCAGTGCATTATAGACTGAGGAGTGGTATCATACGTATGCGTTGACATTCTTATACAATATATTTAGATAAGAGTTGACTTATAAAGTGTGTTAAAGGGGATCTACGTATTTGAAGCAGAATGCCGTATACGCTCAACCTCCTCCCCTCTGAGGATGCGAAGCCCTTCTATGTGTCTAACGCAAGCCGTGATAACGAGAATGCGGGATATGATCTCTTTGTCCCTGCTGAGGTGACTTTTGCTCCTGGACAAAAAATGCTGGTCACCATGGGTGTTAAGGCGGTAATGACCTTTGCCGATAGCACTGAGACATTCCACTATTATATGTATCCAAGGTCCAGTATAAGCAAGACCGGCCTGATGCTCTGTAATTCCGTGGGTGTGATTGACAGGAGCTATCGTGGAGAGCTCATGGCATATCTGTGGAATACTACGGACAAGCCAGTTACCGTAAAACGGGGTGATCGTCTTGTGCAGATTGTTGCTCCGGATATGGGTTGGATTTCTCAGACAAAGGTGGTGGATTCCTTAGACGAGACTGTGAGAGGCGCGGGGGGCTTTGGATCTTCTGGGGTATAAGAGTCACATCTGAACCGGCAGGTGGCAAAGGGCGGAAAGGGAGAGGCACATTTCGATACTGGCCAATAACTTTCCACGCCGGCATTTGTTTGCTGTATAGGGAATTTCTTTTATATCGTCGTGAACGAAGAGAGAATCATCTTCATCATCGCCACCCCCTTGATAACCATTCGGGGGTGAATAGAACCCCTCTTTCAAATCGCCTGTGAGTGCTGTGCATCCATAGGCGGAATGTGTGCGGGATGCGCATATGGGACAGGCTGAAACTTGTTCCATGGCTGGGACTAATTTACAGAGCTGGGCAACCGTCAATTTTAGAAAAAGTTCGTTTATTTTTTAATATTGCTATAATGATCCTATAATAAATGAGTATACCCCTTATAACTCATCAAATATGGATTCAAGGATGGGATGTAATACCGGATAAATTCAAAGTAAATACAGAATCATTGAAGAAACATAATCCCGATTTTACTCATATGACGTGGGATGAAAACAGTCTTCGGGAAGAATGTGCAAAGATATCCACCAAGGTCAGGGACAAATTTGATTCTTTGAAATATATTGTGCAAAAGGCCGATTTAGGAAGATATGTAATCTTATATAATTACGGCGGAATATATGTGGATACAGATATGTTTTCATTAAAACCCATTGTAGAGACGCCTAATTTTAAAACAAAAGATTTTATTATTAGTTATGCACCATACCCTTCAAATAAACTAGGTTTTATTAATAACGGAGTAATAATGTCTAAAAAAAATAATACCATACTTATGGAACTAATTATGAAAATTGTAGAAACAAACATAAATGAAAAATACTGTTTATTTAAATTGCTATATATATTTATCTCAACGGGCCCCCTTATATTACTATCGGTTATCTACAAGCATTCCGCGGATGTCTATATATTAGATAATAAATATTACGAACCTTGCTATATAGATAATCCTTTTTGTAATTTTTGTGAAGAATCTATTATGGATCATCGTCATGAATCGTCATGGCATAGCAATATATCTAAGTTGTCCTATAAATATTTTAGTCTTGTGTTTTATATTATACTATATTTTATTTTACCGTTATTAATATTATATCTAGGGTATTATATATATAATAAATTTATTATAATACATCCTGCTCAATTTCAGGAATTAAGTCAAGCACTAACTTCTCATATTTCGTAGATGGTGTAACACGCTCTAAAAGATATCCAAGATCCTCTCCACCTGGATAGCGCACCATGACAAATCGCACAAGGCCATATTCACCTGCCAAACCTACGCTGAAATCTCTGCCAATGGATTCTAGGGCGGTCCCTTCAGGAATATTTTGCCCGCGTATAGTAGTATCACTAATCAAATCTTGAATGACGCGAATATAATTCTCGGGTGTTCTAACCATATAACGAAACATTGGTATAGTGGGAAACATATATCCTGCATGTCTATCCGACCAGGTTTCAAGTCCTTGGCGCGTAATAACACGCACTCCTCCTCCTTGAGCCACTACTCTATACTTTAACACCATCCTATATATATAGTAGAAAACCAATTTAAATGTCGTGGTTCGTTTACTGCCTTGCTACAACCTCTGAACCTACAAATACATATATTGGAGCAACTGTTGATCTGGACCGTCGACTTTCGCAACATAATGGACTCCTCTCAGGAGGAGCTCGTGCCACTGGCAGAAGACCAGGGCAGTGGTATCGTGTATGTCATGTAGCCGGGTTTACAAATCAGCATTCTGCACTCAGCTTTGAGTGGCACTGGAAGCACTACTCAAAGAAGATAAAGGCAGATCCTCTTACACGTCGTCAGAAAGGGCTGGATGCTTGTTTGGAATGGAGTAAAAGGGTTGGTCCAGGGGATGAGCTATCTGTTGTGTATTGCTGAGACAAGGTTATCAGACTCTTCTTGTGTTTTTATAATATGGTAATGACCTTCTAGACCGCGCATATGAGGTGCCTCGGGATTCTGGGTATGGTGTATTATGGTCCAAGGACAGAAGGCCTTGAGCCTGGTGGCGAGATCTTCCCTATCAATTGCGTCATACGCTCCGTATCCATTGATGTTTACATGGGGAATCATATTTCGGAGACCACGAGACTTGACAAATGCGAGTCCTTCCCATACAGTGCCCTCGGCACATTCCCCATCGGAAAGAAGACAGAAAATACGCCGAGAAGGATCTGCCATAGCTAGACCTATAGCTATTAACACGGCACTTCCCAGAGAGCCTGAAGATACGTGAATACCGCGAGAAGGATCCCTTGAAGGATGCACGCCAAAATCCTCTACGAGTTTTTCGGCGTTGTGACCCTCAAACTTTTCTAAAGCTACATACTGGGCCACTCCCGCGTGTCCTGCAGAAAGAACGACGATATCTTTGGGGTCTTTCATGGTATAGATCGATTCTAGAATAGGATACATAGTTAAGCAACTGCTTAGATGCGCGAGGCCATGCCTATAAGATATATCAATGATGCGCTCCATTATTTAAGGAACGGATGGTAGATTTTAGGCCTTCTTCTAGTGTTATGTTTGCTGTCAGGCCATAGGTGGTGCGCAAATACTCCGTGTCACAGACCCAGGAAGAAGAGTCATAGGGCTTTCCCTGGGCTGGCTCCATATAAAACATATGGCCCGTAATCCGTTCCACTGTGCGAACAACTTCTAGATTACTTGTTTGTTTCCCCGTGCCTATATTGACAATATCAAAGAGGCTTTTACAAGATGACATAACTTCTAGGAGAATACGCACAAAATCGTCAATATATACATAGTCATGAGCACCTTCTGAAAGACGAATCTTATCAGGAAGAGCCAAAAGAAGCGGAATAAACTTAGAGGGCTTTTCACCCGGTCCATACACTGTAAAAGGACGTATAACGAGAATTGGGATACCGTAGCTTATGCTAAAGGAGCGCGCAAGCATTGTTGCTGCCGCCTTTGTTCCTTCATACATAGTTTCTGGCTCTAGCGACATGTGTTCCGCCATAGGCTCGGCCTTTCTCCCATATTCGCTGGAAGATCCTATAATCACTAGGCGTTTTAGAGAAGCCTTTGCCGACTTACAGTAGTGCAGAATCGCGTGCGTCAAAGATACATTTGTGCAGAACATCTTAGATTCATCCAAGAGTTCTGCCGCCGTATGGAAAATGTAAGAGGGGGATACTTGACGAAGTAGATTGAGTGTAGATTCTATTGAGTCAGCGCGTGTTGTCCCATGGACTGTATATCCTAGGGCTTCACATGAGGTTTTCAGGTGTGATCCAATTAGTCCACGGATTCCTGTGATGAGGACTGATATCGGCATTGCTTGTAATTAGACGCCTAAACGATTTAGCCCGGATGGAGATTTAGATGGCTGTCCCTCGTTTCGTAGTAACGAGTATGCATGATGACGGATACCAGAAGTTGGCCAATATTACTTTGGAGAAGAACAAGAAGGTGTATTGCGAGAAGCATGGATATCCGCTTGTTGTGAAGAGTTCAGGATGGCATGGGATTGCTATGGGTTATGAGAAGGCGTATTTATTTAAGGAAGCTTTTGATGCGCATCCTTATGTGGAGTGGCTGTTTTTCTCCGAGTGTGATACCCTCATTACAAATATGAATATTACACTGGAGTCTATTGTGGAAGGTGTAGATCCTAGTGTGCATATGCTTATTACCACGGATGCGAATGGTATTAATGCGGGAAATTTATTCATGAGAAATTCGGCAGAGACGTATCGGTATTTGGATGAGATGATTCGCTCTATACCAAATTATCCGCATGAGCAGGCATTCATCCAGGATTCTTATGGTGGTTACGGGCGTCTGTCAAAGAGATATAGGCAGATGATTCAACTAATGCCTCAGTATCGCTTCAATTCTTATGAGTATAGGACGATTAAATGGACAAAGAGGGGGTTCTCCCATGAGATGAGCCATGAGAAGTTCTCGGAAGATGACCAGGGTCATAGAGGTCAGTGGGAGAAGGGGGATTTCCTCATCCATTGGCCTAATACTTCTTTAGAATTACGTCTGAATCTCGCGCAATTCTATTCGCAATATGTTATCCAGGGCTAAAAGTCGGGCCTGATAAAAAGGAAGATGCGTCGGCTATTTGCGAGCTTCTTAGAGGAAGAAATGGCTGCGGACGATAGGATTATCCTATTGACCGCTGACATTGGGTTTGGTGTTTTGGATTCTTTGCGCATGCGTTTTCCCGAGAGAGTCATCAATATGGGCTCTTCAGAGAGTTTAATGATCGGCGTGGCGATCGGCATGACCTATGTAGAAAAAATAGTGGTATGTTACACTATCACCCCGTTTTTGTTGTATAGACCCTTTGAAATGTTGCGTAATTATGTGAATTATGAGAAGGTGCCTGTAAAACTCGTGGGCTGTGGACGCGACAAGGATTATCCGCATGATGGTATTACACACTGGGCAGAGGACGATGAGACGATTGTGCGGGCGGCCTTTCCAAATATCGGGTTTCATAAACCTCAGGAGCTTACTCGGGAATGTGTAAAAGGGGTTCTGTATAGTCCTTCGCCAGAGTATCTGAATGTGCGGAGGAATTGATTGGGGTCTAAACTTCTTCTGCGCACCTATAAGCAAATGCCACAGGTTGCTGTTGCCACTGCCGTGTTCAATACGCGTAGTGTAAAAGGGGATGTTAGCTTTACGAATAAGGGTGCTAGTGTTTTGGTAGAAGCCGTGTTCACAAAGTTGCCTGCAGGTGAGCACGGCTTTCATATTCATCAGGCGGGCGATTTACGTGGTGAAGGATGTAAGGGGGCCTGTGCACATTTCCACAAGGGAGAGCAACCTGGTACACATGGTGGCCCACCTGGATCAAAAGGACCTAGGCACACGGGTGATCTAGGAAATATCTCTGGGGCGGGCACATATGTATATACCTTACGAGGCATATCTGCAGAGGAACTATTCGGCCGTTCTCTTATTGTCCATGAAGATGCGGATGATCTTGGGCTCGGTGAAAAAGAGGATTCGCTTACGACTGGGCATTCAGGTCGGCGGATCGCATGTGCTGTTATTGGGCGGACCATGGAATCATGTTAGGTTCGGACAGAGTCCCTCTCTAGAAGCTGGGGGGACCATTTGATGGCTGCGAGGTGGAGCGCGAGAACCTCTCGTGCTGACACAAGATAGCGAATGTCTTCTGCGTCTTCTAGATGCAGAATACAATGTGCCGTATTATTCCAACCATAGTAACGAATATGAATCGTGCTGTCTTTAGAACCATATGCTACGATCTGGGAAATATATGAAGGATTTGGCATATTGCCTGATGCGCGTTTGTAGAGCCAGTCACTGTTCTCCTTATGTGTAAAGACACGATCCTGGAAGATTTTTATATTCCCTTCGATTGTGCGTCCGTATTTTTGAAAGCAGAATGTGCCTACCCATACCTGAAGAAGGTCAGGCTGTGGCTCGTTAGATAGTAGAATCACTTTGCGAAACTCATTCACCAAGTAGCCGAGGACCAGAGCTACGAGGAAAGAATAGAGGCCAAATAGAGATAAGCTATATTCACCGAGATAATCTTGGATAAATACAATCACTGCTTTCGTCTGGGGCGAGGGGACAATCAGGGAGTTCATTCTCTGGTTGCTAGGGACCAGGTATATAGGGTCGTCTGTGCTTTCAATTTTTAGAAATACGAATTGCGCTTGATGAGTTTCCGCGCCTTGGGAGAGTCAATGGGAATTGTGCCAACATCTGGCTCTATAGAAAGCTCTACGTAGCAACCAATAGTGGGCTCGCGCGCAATCTTATTATAATCATAGTGTAGTTGACGAATGTGCTTGAAGCCACAGCGAATATAATTTTCCATTACGTAGGGATCGCGAAGTGCCACCGTGCTTGTGCGTGCAATGCGGAAACGGTCTACATAACTATACCATGTATTGATGGGGCCTGGGGGACTATACACAATATACATTTACTGTTATATTTATCTATAAATGCCTTTAAACATTCTTCCTAAATATAATCGTTATATATGGAATGATGCCTCGGGTTTCGTATGAGTTTATCTTCTGTATAGTCGTATCTTTTTACAAGGCAAACACCTTCTTTAATTTGTATACCCATATCTTCAATGGCTAGAATAGCAACTTTTCCCTTGGGGTGTGAAAAATGAATAAAGCGAGAAACATTGCTCATATGATCAAGGACAATGAAATCTGCGCTTTGACAAATAATAATACCTACCAACATTTCTTCCACATGTTCACGCATCTCGGCATTTGTATAATCCATCAAAGGTTTTTGGGGAAGATTTGTAGAAAGATACTGCAAATTCTGAGAATATACATATCTTGTATTATTATGCTCATAGGAAAATGAACGACCTTTCGTAATATCTAGTGGTGTGAAGAACATTCCGAACTTTGTTTCAGGGCAAGTAGTGATAACACGGATAGTGGTATTAATGGAGTGTATAATATCCTTGAACTCCAAGAATGCTCTATAATCATCTGTCTGGACAAAAATCGCCGTTGGATCTTTTGATAATGCAAGTTGCGCATAAAATTGCACAGGTATAAACAAAGATTCTCCTAAAAGTTTATCGCCTCTGCGAATAAATACGGCCACGAATCTATCCAGACCAAGTTCTATTTGAAGTGCACGCGCTTTTTCTAGGAGATGCGGTTGAAAGATAAAGAGCTGTTTTATCGATTGTTTATATTGTGCAACAGTGAATTGGCGTATTTCTTCCCCGTCTATGGAGATTTCTGGAAGGGGGGGACCTTCAGTCTTCTCTGCCATACTTGTGAAATAGTCTGACCAGCCTAGAGTATGGCCAAAGGTCCACTCCGATGAATTTAAATACAGTTTTACGCCTTTCTGTTTGCATACCATATAGCTCTCCAAGAGACGGAATGCATCTGAGAAAAATCCTAGAGTGCCTTTTCTCAGGAAGAATTCCATTATGAGTTATTTGCTGGGGGTGTTTATATGGTTTTTACGATACCGCCGTTTACGCATAGTTTGAAGAAAAGTATCTATGCGTTTCTGCGCAGAATCCTTCGGCGAAGACTTCACATCATTACACAGTGTCGTAAATTCATCATCTATCATAGATGACTTATACACTTCGTAAAAGTTTTCTGTGGAATTACTCATAATTGCGTAATAAACTGTGCTCGCCTTCCAGTAAGTGCGAGGCTCTTTTACCTGATTTACAGGTTTCAGAGGATTCTTGGAGATAGGCACGGAGGCAAACTCTTCATAGGAAGGATATGCCTCAGAAATATCTTTACACTTTTGTAAAAGTTCTGGGAGAGTCATTTCATTCTTCATACTATTACAAGAACCACAACATGACCTAGATGTTTCAATTGTATATTTGCGTATAGTATTATCCACACGATCCAAGCCGATTCCTTTTGCCGACTGGAATCCACATAGATAGCATGGGGAACGACTCAACCAATCCCATTGTTCCTGGGTAATTTCAAACTCTAATTTACGTCCTTCTGCCTCCTTTTTATATGCTGAATAGGTATGATATGATGTCCTAGAATAATAGAGTGACCATTTATTATAAAAAGCCTTTGAGGGATTCATATGTTTTGCAATGATCTTACACTTTTCTATGAAAAAGGCGGGATGATAGAAATGCTTCATCCTATTACACGTCCAACATGCGGGCACGCAGTTTTCTTTCGTATATCCAATATCATTATTTATCCTGTCAATACCCACAGCTTCTGATTCTGTTTTTAATTTACAGTAATGGCAAGGACTCGTAACAAGTTCTTTGAACTCATCAAAGTTTATCTGGAAGTCGCCGTAACCTCTAACTAAAGATTTGGTCACATGGCTTTTATAATAAGTATCTAAGTTATCTATGCGTTCTTTCTTATAATTCCTCGCACGATCTTCGCGCTTCTTATCACATTTTGCCTGTTTTTCTAAGCATTCTTTACAATGCATAGAATCTTTTCTGCACCCTGTTTGAAATGATTCAAAATCTTTTGTACACTTTACACAGGATCTTGTAGTATTATTCGTAGTTTGTGCAACCGCAATGAGTTGTTTGCGAGATTCGTAGCGTTTATTATCTGTTTCCCTTGTCTTTTCTAGACAGCTTTCACATGTCTTCTTAGATCCATCCAGGACAGTAAAACATCCTCGTGCGATATCACAAAATACGATACCCTTCTCCTTTTCTTCCGAATAATAAATATCTCGCAGATGTTTCTTACAGTATTCATCATTCGTTTTGAATGTACACCCTTCATGTTTACAGTCATTCTCCTTCTTCATAAGCCTTGTCCTACAATCTTCACAAGAAGTCATTCCATCTTCTAAAACTTGATTATTACAACCTCTGAAAAAGAATCTACACCACTTCTTACCTTCTGCCAGGCCATCATCATATACCTTATTTCTCTGGTGGCGTCCACAATACATTGTAGAATTCGGAGGGAATTTACATCGGTTTCCTTTTCTAGGACCTTCCTGTATGGTTGCTTTACACGTTTCCATTCTATAATAGAAACGTATAAACTGTTTAAGGTGTCCACGGCTTTCTGCCGTGGTTTAACCCGACGAGGAGTTGCCGTGGTCATGCTCACATGCTAAAATGAATATAAATCGTAATCCATGACGTGTTTGTGTCATAAAGGTCTTTAGTTGCTGTAAGCCAACCCGCCCATTCCTGACATCACGCGGAGCACATTGTAGTTCGTCGCATACACACGCACCTGAGAGCTCGTCGCAGAGCCCACAGAGTTGTTGGACACCGTCAGCAGGAGCGTCGTGTTGTCAATGCGAGACAAGTTGCAGGTGCCGCTGGGCTGGTGCTGCTCAGGGGAGAGCGCGAAGGAATACACGTTGATGCCGACCGCCGGCACGTTGGTGTGGTGCTGGTAGGGCTGCACCAGGTTGAAGTAGTCACCCTCGCGCACCGTGAAGCGGTCGTGGCCGTTGAGCTGCAGGAGCGCCGTCACCACGGGGTTCTTGCCCGCCATGCCCTCCACGCGGGTCACGGAGTAGCCAGACTCCAGGCACGCACGGTCCCACCAGTCGGAGTAGTTGAACGGCTGCTGGCCCTTCCAGGCGTTCACCACGTTGTCGTCGCACGACACGAAGGAGTCGCGCTGCACCACCCACACAAGCTCCTTGCAAGGGTGGTTGAAGTTCAGCTTCAGCTTGTTGGAGGAGGAGTTGATGGACTCCGCGCCCGTGAACTGGAGCACGTCGATCAGGTACTCGTGGGACACCTGGGCGAACTTGCGGCGCTCGTCCGTGTCCAGGTAGATGTAGTCCACATACAGAGAAGCAGCCACCAGGTTCGCCGCGTTCACGCGGTCGCGCACCACGTGCACGTTGCTGGAGCCGTTGTTGGGCGCATTGTCCCACACCAGGTTGTTCAGGTCGTTGAACTGCAGGTTGATGCGCACCTCGTGGTACTGGAGAGCGATCAGGGGGAGCGCCAGGCCAGGGTTGCGGCAGAACCAGAACTGCAGGGGCACATACAGCGTGTACTCGGGCGTGCAGCCCAGGAGCTCGCCAGATGAGTTGGGCTCACCGCCGGCGCAGTCATTGTCGCAGTCCTCGCCACCCTGCACGATCAGGTTCGTCAGGTGAGGCACGTTGCCCACCATCTTCGCGTAGCCCGCCTGCTTGCCAGGCTCCTGGGTGAGCTCATTCCAGATGTGGAGCCAGTCACCGTAGTGCTTGTCAATGCGCTGGCCGCCGATCTGGAGCTCAACCCAGTCAACCAGGTTGTGGCCCACCCAGTTCAGCCAGCGGAACTGGGCACCAGAGCCGTCCGTGGACAGCAGCTTCACTGAGGGAAGCGTGGCCTGGAGATACATGCGGTAGATCAGATCACCGTTGCGCTGGATAGTGCAGGTCACCTGGTTGCCGAAGCGGGGGTTGCCGTTGAAGGGGTTCTCGATGGACTCCATCGCGAAGTTCGTGTGGCGACGGTACACCGCCTTGAAAAAAGTAATCTGGGGGTTACCCGTCAGGTAAACATCCTGGGCGCCATAAGCCACGAGCTGCATGAGACCACCACCTGTCATTTTGTTATACCCCTAATTTAGAAAAAAAATCTGCCGGAGAGGAGTTCCTACAGTATTTGCAGAAAATTTCGCAGCTGCCTAAAGATCGCCTGGTTGGAGTAAATAATGACGCAAACACCTAAAGAAGAACTCTTTACCGAGCTTTTTCACCGGAGACCAGTAGAACCTCTCCTCATTCGCCAAGTCCTCGGTGCGTTTGAAAAAGAGGTGGTGGCCCTGGCGTTTTATTGGTTGGGCCTCGGGTATAGAGAAGGATATAATACAATTATGACGGAAGTGTTAAAGGGTATTTGCAGTTTGGCTGAGAAAGCATTGGCCCAGGTGCCTGTATATGGATCATGGGGAGATCTGTGGGATTTGTATGGAATATCGGAGGCTGGGGATAAAATGATTGATTCTGTGGTCGTTGGACAATTTTCGGAAGACCAGGAATCGGAGAACCCGAGCCAGTTCGTAAAATACCTTCCTGTTGATTTGAAGAATCCTTTGACGAAGCGTTTTGCTCGCCTCCTCTTTCCGTTGACGAAGGACGCCCATAAAATGCGTAGATATCGTAAAGCCGTTTCCTGCTTGAAGCGACTCTCTGCCACAGCAGAGCCGGAGAGAAGAATATTTTTAGAAGGCGGATCTTCTTTTGCCGATACATTCCTAAAGAACATTTTACACCCCTTGGAATTAATTCATGATATGGAAACTATCGGCACTATGAAATTTTCTGATGATATTCTATTTATGTGTGATTATAGCGAATCTATGTCCGGTAAACCGATGGATATATCATTGGCCCTTGGCGTTATTAATACTCGTATATTGACATTTGAGAAGCAACCTAAGTGGCACATATTCAGAGAAGAAGATACTATTCAAAAGAAGATTCTTTCTACTCGTGATATTAGTAAGTCATCACAGACAGATTTTAATATTGCATATGCTGTTATTCTAAAAGGAATCCTTTGTGGCAAAATATCTGTTCCTAAACAATTGCTTGTAGTTACCGACATGTATTATAAAGATGTTTGCGCTTGTGCGTTTGATGTAAAAGGGGTTCGTGAAACATTTACCAAGGCAGGTTATGAGACGCCTCTCCTTATTATTTGGAATGTGAGCAGAGCTTTTTGTTATTCTTATGCTGTGGTATGTGAGGAAGGAGTTGCACAGATGTATGGATGGTCTGATTCTATATGGAAGATGTTAGAGAGTGGGGTGATCAAGGTTATTACGCCGGTGGAACTTGTGCGGGTTGGACAGTTAGTCTAAAGATATTATAATACATGTATGAAAGATGAAATCCGTTATTATATATACATATTATAACTCTACTGCGAGCAACTATAATTTAGCTTTCTTCTTAAAAAGAGAAGTTATGCTAAGGGATGATATAGATTACATATTTGTAGTGAATGGCTTTGAAACCGATACATCAATTGTCTTTCCTACCTTGGATAATGTTAAGGTAATACGAAGGGAAAATGTTGGATTTGATTTTGGAGGACATGCACATGCCCTGGAATATATTCAAAGCAATGGCAAAGTATATGATTACTATTTTTTTATGAATAGTGGTGTTATAGGACCTATACTACCCCATTATGTAAAAACACCCCATTGGTCGCAGTTTTTCATAGAAAAGATAAATTACACTGTGAAACTTGTAGGTACAACAATTACATGTTTGCCAGAGGGAGATACTGGTGGATTTGGTCCAAAAATAGAAGGATTTTTCTTCATGGTTGATCAGATTGGTCTAGATATATTGAAGCAAAGTGGCACAATATTTTACAATCATCCCACAAAATTTTCTGCAATTATAAATGGAGAATATGCACTATCTGAATGCATGTTCGTGAACGGATACTCTATAGACTGTATGTTACGAAAATATCAAGGTATAGAGTGGAGAGATAGTAAAAATCATAAGCTAAATAATAGTGAAAGTCCATCAAGGAATAATACTTTTTACAATAATTCTATTAATCCGTATGAGGTTATATTTCATAAGTGGTTCTGGAATGGAGAAGAAACTGTGAATTATCATATAGTAGAACAGTATGTAAATAATAATACTTAAGGGGGCCATTTCATACAAGTAAGGGCACAAGTCTCTCAGCAATTCGCTTCACGACGGGCACAGATACAGCATTGCCAGCGAGCTTATAGAGATTCGCGTCAGATAGTGCAGGCAACACGTAGTCCTGCGGGAATCCCTGGAAGTTGAAACACTCCCTGGGCGTAAGCTTGCGAATACCCTTGCTATCCAGGATGATGGGGACATTGTGTCCACCACCACCCATGTTTGCCGTGAGTGTAGGACAAACCTTGCTCTTGTTTTCACGCACATATACGCGCCTGTATTGATAAATCGTCAGGGGCTTCGTCACCGCATCTTTTAAGAGAGGCCAGGCACTAGAGGTGTCCTTGTAGTAGTATTTTGCAGGAACCTCTGTTTCTAGCATCTCGGCAATAGGTCTCTTCTCCATCTTTGGGAAATCCAAGTTGAATTTGTCATAAATCACCTTGGATTTTAGACACACGATATAAATTCGCTCCCTGTGTTGAGGAATGCCCGTGACGTCTGAGGTATTAAGGACCTTGTGACAAATGTGGTATCCACGGTTTTCCAGCTCAGTGCGAATAGTCTGGAACGTCTTCTTGTCATCGTGGGTGACAAGATTCTTCACATTTTCCAGAACCACACAGCGGGGCTGATGATAGTCAATAATCGCGAGAATCTTCCAGAAGACGTTGGATCGCTCGTCATTGAAACCTTCTTGATAGCCAGCAATACTGAACGGTTGGCAAGGAAATCCGCCGGTCAGAATATCATGTGGAGGAATATCTTCCACCTTGATGTCGTTTAGATTTCCTAGAGTAAGTTTGTGGTTGAAATTTGCATCATAGGCCTCCTTGGAGTGTTTCACCATGTCATTTGCAAATGACACGGTGACCGCGTTTGAGGCACTGAAGGCTAGACTAAATGCGCCCGTGCCGGCGAACAGATCCACCATTCTTAGAGGTGTTGGAGAAGAAGGGGCTTGCACTGGGGCTTGCACTGGGCCTTGCCCAAGCGCAGAGGGCTCATCCAACAGTTTCACAAGTTCCTCCTTCTTCTTTCCACTATACCCTTTTACACCCTTCTCCTTACAAAGCGCAATAAGTTCCTGACGCGTCTTATCCATTTTCAGTAGGACTATATGTATTTGTTTATAGGTTGGTCAATTTTATAAAGCCGACCTAAACTAGTCCCTGTCCTTGGATTAGAATGAAGCCTACAAGAACAACATTAGATAATTTACACCATATACAGGTTGGCAATTTACAAAGAGAAAAAGAGGAAGTGGAAAATATGACAAATAAATTATCAGTTCTAAAAGAACGAATAGAAGCATGCACAGATGTTGTGGAAAAGACTAAATTAGAAGATGAATATGATAATCTGAGAAAAAAGAGGGATGATTGGAGAGAAAATAAACCAATGTATGATTATTTTTTTGAGACGGGTGAAATACTCTATAAATACTATGATCTTCAGGAAAAGATTCAACAAGGTTCTACAGGCTCTTCCAAGGCTGTCAAAGTAAAGCCAGGAAGTGTCTTGGCTGCCTTAAATGAAGGTATTGTGGAAACTCCTTTTGTTCCGCAGCAGAGGGGTTTCAAGCAGGAAGAAGGGCGCGAGGTCTTACTAGAAAAATATCTACAGAAAATAGATCCAGAACACGCCAAGGCCACAAATTCTATAGAAGATCCTTATGGTATATGTGAACGCTGTGATAAAGAGATGACCTTCAGTATTAACGAAGCCCTCTTTTTCTGCGATCAGTGTGGCTACCAGGAATTTGTACTAATAGACAGTGATAAGCCAAGTTATAAGGACCCTCCTCGCGAGGTGACATATTACGCCTATAAACGTATTAATCATTTCAATGAGTGGCTCGCACAATTCCAGGCCAAGGAGAGCACGGAGATTCCTGAGGAGGTCTTTGAGGAAATCATGGAGGAACTCAAGAAGGAGCGGATATCTAGCACAGAAGGGTTGAAACCTGCTAAGATTCGTGAGATTCTGAAGAAACTCAAACATACGAATTTTTACGAGCACGTGCCTTATATTTTGAATCGTATTAATGGAAAAACGGCTCCCGTTATGTCACGCGAAGTGGAAGAGAAGTTGCGATTTATGTTCAAAGAGATACAAAGCTCATTCGTAAAGCACTGTCCAAAGAATCGGAGCAATTTCTTGTCCTATTCGTATGTGCTTTACAAGTTCTGCGAATTGCTGGAGCTGGATGATTATTTACAGTGCTTTCCTTTGTTGAAAAATCGTGATAAACTATACAACCAGGATAAGATTTGGGGGCTGATATGTGCGGATTTGCAGTGGCAGTATATAAGATCTATTTAGGGTTGTTAGCTAAGACCAGTCAATGACAATATATTCCTTAGTGACTGCCCGCTGTGTATCAATAAATGGGCGAAGTTTCTCGTCCAAGTTTGAAATATCATATTCTTTTCCATCCCTAGCCATTGCCATTGACAGTTTCTTGTATTCCACTGAGCATTCTGGAAATAGACTGCGGAGGCGCCCTAGAATCTCATCCATGTTTCCCACAATATATTCTTTAGTTATTTGGAATTGAATAGATTGGTAAAGATTGGAAGGAATAGTGGAAGGAATATTCACCAAACTTTGGTATGTATTTGGAAAGCAGAATGTATAGGATGTTTCCGCATTTCTTTCCGCAAAAGACACCGCACTAGTATAAATGTTCCTAACAACTTCTTCTAATTTACGCTGATGCCCCTCTTCATCCTTCTGTGACTTCAAGGAACGCATATTTTCGCGCGAGAAAGGTTCAAGGGGCATTTTATATGGCGAGACTATTTGAAACTAGGGTTTTGATATTTCAATTTTA